GGTTGCACTTATAGTGTTTGGTTACATTGCCTTTTATATAAACACCTTCATTACAGCAGCTTGATCGCATTGTAAAACCGTTAACTCGAGGATGATCAGATAAAATTAACCTCTTAGATTCTTTCTCTTTTATAAGTTTTTTCTTAATCTTTTTTTTTAAAATTATTCTCTTAATCTTTTGCGGGTTGCTGCATTCAGAAACCGTACCCCTATAGTTTAAAACCCATTTATTTGTTATTTCAAAACGTTCTTTTTTATTATAGGTATTCATTGCTATACGTTCGTTATCTAAATACTTATGAAACTTCATTCTCTCTACAGGAGCAAGGTCTACTCCAAAACAATTCCTAATGTCTTTCATATATTATTTTATGCGTAATCAAAATCTAAATCCCAAATTTTGATACTATTATTATTAGTTAATTCAAATGTAAATCCATCAAACTTATCTTCAAACATTTCTATGTCGGAACGTGTAATGTTTTTAGCTCCGTACCAATTCATACCAACTTTAGATATTAAGGTTTTAAATTCGTTAAAGTTTAATTCTTTTGAGTCCTTACCGTTTAATTGAATAGTCATCGTGTTTGTTTTAATGTTCATGACAAATATACAACCCTTTTATACATTACCAACTATGATTGGTATGATTAGTTGTTATTTATAATGATTCTAAATAATTATGAGACGTGATAAACTCCTTTAGGCTTTCCGAATAATTCCATAATACAGTAACGAATCCCATCTATTGCATGATTATTAATATCGATAGGTTTGTTTAATCTCTCTCCTGTCCTAGTCTTTGCCCAGGTGTAAGATTGGAATTCTTTTATAACGTTCTTGGATCTCTTGGTAATGATTATGTCTTGCTCTTGCATTAATCCTATACCGAAGTTAATACTATCCGCTCCTTTCTTTGCTGGCATTATTCTTATACCGCCTCGCTTGATTTCCGCTATGCTCTTTGGTTCTGCTGCGTCTGCATATATGTATAGGGCTCTTCCAATAGATTGTTGCTTACATAGCCTTATAATATCTGAGTTGAGTAAGCCAGTAGAGTAGACTTCTTCATCTAATATAATGCTATCGTTATATTTGTAGATAGATGTGATAGCGGTTGGATCATTTGTATAACCAAAATCTAATCCATGACCTAGTAACCTTGCACCGTCTGGAACCTGATCTATCTCTTTAAATGACTCAAAGATAACGCCTTCAATGCCTCCTGTATTTCCTAACCCATAGACTTGCCATTTGTTAGCCCAGTATTCACTTTTAATACTTCCGTCTTCGTTGTACCCTTTAGTCTTGTATCTTAGTATTTCTGCTCTCTCTTCTTTACTTAGGTACTCGTTGTCTAGGAAAGTAAGCTTAAGAAAGTCGCAATCATCGCGTGGGATTACTTCTTTGTGGGCCCAAAACTCAACGTTAGGGTTATAATCTATTATGATTCTCTTGGCTCTACTCGTTAACTCTCGATATGATTCAAAATTAATCTTGTTAGCCTCGTTCACATATACAAGGTCAGAACGTAAACCCTTACCTACGTCGTCTTTATCTAAGCCTATAAAGCGTATGAATGAGCCAGTAGGAAAAACTATCTTGGGACTTCCAAAGTCTATACCCGTCATCTTGCATTTAATGCCTAGTTGATCTATAATGTTAATGCAGTCTTTTAAGACGGTATCACGCATCTTTGATAGTTCCGACGACACAATATAGTACTCTTTGTTTTTCTCTTGTGCTAGTAGGTCTATAATGACTATACAAGCACTGTATGTTTTAGCAGCTCCCTGTGATCCTTGTAAACACCAAATGCGCTTTTTTAGGGCGCATATTTTATTTAGTGCTGTAGTTGCTTTAATCATTTTCAGAATCAATCAATGGATTTACACTTAGTATCTGCTGCTTTATCTTATCCCCTCCTGTAGTTAGATCAACGTTTTTCTGTATGCCTCCGTAGACTCTATCGAAATACATTCTTACAGCCCAATCTTTACCCGTGTCAATTCCTAACTCTAATGCTAGTATTGCTTTAGCGTCTAGGTGCGCTAACTTCTCTGCTAATTTCTGCTCCTCGTCCTTTGACTTACGCCCTGATCCTTTTCTCGCTCCTCCTCTTTTTTCCATTTTGAAATAATTTGATTAATCATAACTAGTATCCATTATACACTTCATCAACTCCCTTGATCAATTGCAGCCATGCCGATGCCGTACCTTGGCAATTTCGACACGTTGGGTTAGTTACTCTTCCATAGATAGCCCAATTAGTATCTTCTATCAAATCCATGTGTGAATCGTTAAGGGTTGTTAAATTAGATTCTTTAAACGCTTTCCAGTCGTTGTATTGCTCCTCAGTCATTTTGCCCTTGGTCGAGTTAAAAGGAATAAACCTATTAAGTATCTTATGACGTCTATCGCATGACTCGCATTTCTTTATACCTAGCAAGGTAGTGAAGTCGCTTATAACGTCTCCTAATGCTTTTGTGCTTGTTGTCTGTTGTTCTTTAGTTACAAACTTTTTCTTAGTTGTCTTTTTGTTGGTGCTTCCTTTTGGTCTTGCCATGGTGTTTTATTTTAGTGATAGGTAAACCTCTTTGATCTCCTTGTCTTGTGATAAATTCTCTTTAATCTTTTTGATATTAAGATGAATAGTTACATGGTTCTTTTTGTAAAGATAAGCTAATTTTCTTAAAGACTTGCCGTCCGCGTTCATTAAAGCTAATTCAGCATAGTATGCATTGTGATCTTCTAGCTTTCTTTTAACTACATTGTCCGCGTCGCTAGGTTGGTAATCTATTTGCTCTTGGGTCTTATGCTGAATCTCTGTAATTAAATCTAACGAGACTGTTTGCAGTTTATTTTTAAACGTATCTCTATATAAATTCTTTAAAGCCCAGTAAACATAACCAGCGTCAGTCTTGGTGTAACTGTTTCGGTGGAATTTTAAATACATCTCTTGCACTAAATCATTTGCTATGTCTATATCATTACAAATTTTAAAGGCGTAAGCTTGCCACTTATTATTATCCTTGCTGAGTTGGTTTAATATATCCAAAATTTATATTTGATCGTAAATATAGTTTAATTTATATTAATAACGTTTATTTGATTTAGTATTGATGAAAAAAATATCGTTAATAACGATATACGGTTGTTAGGTGTAATATTCACTAAGGTCAATACTATCTTCAACTTCATTACCCCAAGCATCCCAGCCATTAAAGTTTTCTCTTGCAAATAGTTCTACTTTTGGTAGGTCGTTACCAAACATTTCTACTATCCTTTTTCTTACTTCGTTTGGTTTTTCCGAATGCCGTCCCCTTGTTGCTTCAACTAACTGTCTAACATTCCTCTTCTTTAAGTACTTGCTCATTTTACCTTTTGTGGCTAATAAACATATTTCTCCGCATTTAGTAGTCCAAAAGCCAACATAACAACTTTGTGTTCCGCTTTTTTCTTTTTTTAACCAAGTAAAACCAATAGTTTTATACTTGAATCCCCAAGCATTTATAACATTCATGGCTTCTTCAAGGTGTGCATCCGTAGTCCATAAAAATAAAACAGCATCATCTTCTGTCATTTCCTTTATAGGTAGCTCACATATTTCTTTATTATTCATTACAGTATAGTTATCCCCAATTTTAACCTGCTTTAGATTAACTATACCATTTTTTTTATTACCATTCGCTAACCTACTTCCAAATTTCCAAGCTGGGTCTGCATAAATTATATTGTATTTCTTCATATTTAGTTATTTTAATCCGTTCATACTACACCTAACAATGTATATAAGCCATAGAAAAAACGGCTCATATACTAACCGTTACACGTAATCATTCATCAATTGATTTATCTTACCTATCAACTGTGATTTAATTAGGTCGTAAGATAGTGATTTTTCCATTAACTTATCAAGATGTTCGCCAGCTATTTTGTTTTTTATCTTAATATATTCCTCGTCACTTAAGTTTCCTTTGAACTCGTTAGGCTTGATTTCTCTTATCACTTCGTCCCAGCGGTAACCGTTTAATTTTGTGTAGATAGTTTGAAGTAGTTGATCCATTGGAGTTGACAAAATGTTTTTTAATATCTTCACTGGCTTAATGCTATTGTCTTTTTCTCTCTCCGTTATCACTTCATTGTATAAAAATAAAAAAAGCTTTGCAAATGGTTCTTGCGAGTAGTTTATTTTACTTTGGCTATCGTTGTAATTTTGTACGATAGACTTTAAAGCAGCCCTATCTGCCTCGTTAGGAGTAATAGCGTTACCACCTGAAAAGCGTGTGATTAATCTTTGTATAGCTATTTCTGTTTTCATAATTAATATTTTTAAAACGCGAGTCCATCGTCGTGAATGCCGAAAGCTTGTTCTGCGTTAGCTGGTTTTATAACTTCTTTAGCCTTTACAACCTCACTATATTTAAGTGGGTTTTTTAATTGGTCATCTATAAAAGTAATATAACCTAATTCCTTTTTAAACATGATAGGCTTTTCATAAGTGGTTGTACCTCCTGTTCTTGTTTCTTTTACTTTCTCGATAGATATTAGGGTTTAGTTTTTAAGCTCATCTACCTTGTAAATTCTGCTAACTACTATAATATCATCTAATTTATTTGCGATAGGTTGCCCTCCTTCTACGTGGTTTTTTCTTGGCACTTTGTTTTGACCTACTACATCTATTTCAAAACCTTCAAAGTTAGTCAATTTATCGTTAGCCGAATAAACATAGTTACGCGCTTTTTCTGTGCTGATGTGCATTGATATGTGAAAGCTTGTGTTCATCTTGTTTTGATAACGTCTGAGGCTATCTAAAAACTCGTAGTTACTCTTTGGGCTTTGCTCGTGTTGTACCGCGTTGTATGGATCAATAAAACACGCAAAGTAATGATTATCTTCATAGGCTTTATCAAGTAGATCAAATATATTCTCTTTGTTTACGTTTACATCTAGTTTGATTATGTCAAAGAATTTATAACAAAACTTTACTGCCTCTTCTTGTTCTTCAGCTGTACATTGGTAAGCATATTTTCCTAAGAATAGCTCAATAAGCGACTGTCTAACTGATGCGCTTTCGTTTTCTCTGGCTAGTATTAAGAATTTTAAACCATGCTTTTTAGCATAGCACATGATCAAAAATAAATAAAAGGTGGTCTTTCCAACGTTATCCATTCCAAAGACACCGACTAAAGTTTTGCGCTTTAATCTAAAATGCTCGTCAAATGTTTCTGAGCCTAAGCCGTAGCCTTGCGGAACTTTATTTGCAAACACTAAATCTAGCCATTCTTTTTCATCTTCTTTTTTGCTTAGAATATTATCTGGTAAAACTTCTGTTTGGTCTCCTGTTAATTCTGGGTCGTATTCTATCATAAGTCAAAGATTGTTTTTTGTTTTTTTAACGTAACAAAGACCTTGTTTTTTATTGTAAGTAACCTGGTCTTTAGGTATTATTTTAACATCGCTAATTAATATCTTGCAAGGCTCTTCTAAATACCAAATATAATCAGGATCACTTTCCGAAATCATACCTACTTCACAATACTTCTTATTAATACCTTCTGGTTGAAAATAAACTGTGTTCATAATTATTGTTTTTAAATTAAAGCATATCTTTTGTATTCTTCCATACAGCCGTACCCTCTTCGCTTATAAACGAAACAAACAAAGTAGTGTCCTCGAAGAAGTCACCAGCCTTTAAACCGATTCCCTTGCCTTTAGTTACTATTTGAGAGGTTACTACTGCCTGACTGTATCGCTCTAGCTTATCGGGTCTAGTAATAAACTCAAGTGTTAAATGCTTGTGGTTATTTTCTTTGTGGAATTTATCGTTATAGCAGTTAATTATAGCGTCCTTGATATTTTGCTTTGTGTATCCATCTTTTAACCTTGCTTTAAGTTGGGCCCTTGTT